ATAATTGTAAATGTCTATTGTTTGTTGTGTCTTCAATTCTAATTGTTGGCGTTGTGACGTCTGCAATATGAAGTTTTGTGACCGGCGAAGTCGTGCCAATACCACAATTTCCGTCCAAAATTAATATATCGTTATAAGTACCTTTTATTTTAGCACCGCCGCCGCCTTGGTCAATATCTCCAATTTCAAAAACAGTATTACTGTCTGGCGTTATTACAAAAAAGGTGTCGCCAGAATTATCTGTACATCTAAGCGAAGGCGAGGAACTGTTTACGTGCCTTATGTCAAGTTTTGCGCTAGGGCCGGAAGTGCCAATCCCGACGTTGCCGCTTGAATCGATACGCATTGCTTCAGAACCTTGCGGTTTAAATGTTATACCTTGGTCATCTTTTTGAATTGAAAAATAATCATTTGCACCGTCAATCAATAAAATTTGCGGCTCTGAACTTGAACTTGATGTTGAAATTCTTAATGTTGTGACCCCGGTGGAATTCACATGAAGGGGGGAAACCGGCGAAGTTGTGCCAATACCGACGTTGCCGCCCGTTCCTAAATAAACATTTGAAGAATTTCCAAGTCCGTCGGTAATTAATTTATAACTACCACCAAGCGGGTCATTGTCGGTCGTTTTTAAAAGTCCGTCGTAAGTGTTTTTGATTCTTTTGTCAGTAAGTGAAGCCATGAAATCGAAATTTTTACAAATTTACGAATTTACAATTTGACTTTTTATTTGTGACGGTTGTTCCCCATGACTTTTTCAATGCCACGGCTTCCAAAGTAAGCGCCAACAATTAATGACAAAACACCTTGAATTGAATCAAGCGGGTATTCCAAAAACCAACCCGTCACGTATGAAAGCGAAAAAAACACAAGTGTCAAAGGGCGCACGTTTTTTGTCAGCCAAGTTCCCGTTGCCGACATGTCGGATTGCCAACGCTTTGTGACTTCTTGCATTTCAACCAAATCCATTTCCAACATCTTCAGCGCGGTTTCTTTGTCCGGTTGGGGAATCGTGTCATCTTTTTCAATTAAACGTTTGACAATCCCCAAAACGCCCGAATCTGGCAATACATCGTCAAGTCCCGAACCAATGGTTGAACCAATTTGATTCAAAAATTTTCCAACTTTCGTTTGTTTGAATTTTTTTTTAGACATTATTTTCGTCGTTTTGTGTGATGATATGCTTGTATTCTTCAACGGCGTCAAAACTTGGACACGCCTTTGTTGAAAAATTATTGTGTCCATAAATTACCGCATTCGGAAATAATTCTTTTAGTTGCCAAAGCAGTTCTTCAAGTGCCAAACATTGTTCCGGCGTTCGGGTGTCAAGCCAATTTTTCATTTTCTTGTCCATTCCGCCAACGTAACAAACGCCAATTGAATGTCGATTTTTTCCTTTGCAATGCGCACCAATTTTTTCAATTGGTCTTCCGTCTTCAATGCACCCGTCAAGTCCAATGACAAAATGATAGCCAATATCAGAAAATCCGCGTTCTAAATGCCAACGTCGAATTTCGTCAACACTTGTTTCACGTCCGGCGGGTGTTGCCGTACAATGAACAATGATTTGGTCAATTCTTCTCATATTTGAAACACGCGGTTTGATAGTTCCATAATTGAACGGAAATAAGTTTTGTCAATCATGTCGTCTTCAACATACGATATTGATTCAATTTCTGAAGTGTATATTTTAAAACCATTTGAACCTAAATCAACATAACCCCCTGAACGTGTGCGCACGATTTGCGCAATTTTGTCGGTGATTATATTGCAATCAAGTTCACCCCCGGTGTCGGAATCAAAACGCGTATTTACTTCAATTCGTGTGATGACTTCGGTGTTGTATGAATCACGATTGTTGTCAATTTCGTTTGTTTCAAGTGAATAAACGCGAATGTAAGGAAACGACGCATTTGAAGGGACGCGACCATAAACCGGGACGTCAACCGAATCCAATTGAACATTCCCGTCAAGGGCGTCAAGGATTCCTTTGCGTACAAAACGAATTGGGTCTTTCATTTTACAATGTTTTTAATTTTACGATTCATGTTTGATAACATGTCGCGCAATGCTTCACGCGCTGAATTGTATAAATATGGACGTGCTGGCAAATTAACTTCTTTGTTTCCTTTGCCTTTGAATTGCGCCGCATACGATTGCGGAATTTCAAGTTCGTCAAGTTCAGACAAATCAACACTTCGCCCCGTTCCAAATTCAACATAGGGCGCGTAATTCATGCCAGCTTCAACAACCGCTTCATCACCTTTGCGTTGTGCTTTGATTGACTTCATCAAATCACCCGTGTCACGCGGGACACGTTCTTTTGCAAGTCTTTGTGTTGTAAGTCCCCAACCGCCAACTTCATTTGACAATTCTTGTTTTGAAAGTTTGAACAAACGTTTCATTTTTGATTCAAGTTCCTTCAAATCAACAGGGTCAACAAAAACGCGGGTGTATTGAAATTTTGCCATTATATTTCAGTCACTTTGATTGTTGTGAAAAAGTCTTCAACCGAATCAATTCGGTCGTTGATTCTCATTTTTTCGCTTGCACCGTCAAATTGCAAAATGTCCGAATCTAAAATTTGGTCGGCGGTCTTTTTCCTGAATTTCAATTCAATTTCAAGTTTGCGTTGCCGCAATCCGCCTTCTTGTTCGATTTCCCCGCGTTTCTCGATTTGTTTACACCAAACCGTCGCAATTGTTGATTCGGCTGATGTAAACCCCCCAAAACCATCCGCGGTCTTTGTAAGGCGCAAAATCTTAATTCGCGAATTGAAATCACCGCTTTGCATTATACAAACATTTGTTTTTGTGATGCCAAAATTGACTTCACGTTTGTCGGAATTTCACTTAATATTCGACCGCCTTCAATAAAGTCAGCGCGGTTGTCATAATAAGTTGAAACCAATTGAAGAAGTGCTTGTTTTATTAAATCGTCCGACAATCCCGCCGTTGTGTAGGTTATTAAAACTTCCTTTGCAAAGGGCGTATTTGAACCGGACAAAACCTCGTTGACACCACTTGTCAAAATGATTTGTTCTTTGTTCAATCCTTTTTCTTGATATTCCGCCGCTTGACCCTGAACAGTCACGCTTGTAATTGTCGCAACTGGCGCAAAAGGAATCTGAATGAATCCTTGGGCTTTGTCCAAATAATATTTGCGTTGTTTTGCAACTATGTCGCGCGAAATATAGTTTTCACACCAAATTCGCGCTTGGACAATCATGCGGTCAATCAACGTGTCGTCAACGGTCGTGTCAATACGAACATAATCTTTGACGTCTGAAGTTGTAATCAATTCCGAACCCGTTGTCGATACGATTTCAATTTGTCGCATTATTCTTCAATTTTGGGTTCTTCTTTTTTTGACTTTTTTGCTTTGGGTTTTGGTTCTTCTTTGTGTTCTTCGCAGTAACCTTTTGAAACCCATTCAGAACCCGTGATTGCGCCAACCGTGTAAACTTCACCAGCTTCAAACAAGTTTGAACCGTGCTTGATGCGCTTTGTCATTTTTACTTTCATGATTTGTGATTTTATTTAACAAAAATACAAAAAAAAACGCCGAACAAATTCGACGCTTTTTCCTAATGAAACAATGAAAAAATCCTAGTAATTGAAGAATGGTGCAAAGTTATTAAAAAAATTTGAATATTTACCGCCAGGAATAAACCTGAAGGCGCGTTGTTCTTTATTTGGAATAATGAAAAAACCGTCAAAGACATAAATCGCAAAAACATCAACCAAATCTTTTGTGTAAAACATGCCGCTTTGCAACATTTTAACGTGAACCCCTTTTTTGAATTGAGATTCGTTGCGGTCATTTGCATTTTTAATTTGTACTTTTGAAAGAAGACCTTGATGTTCAACAATACAATCGTATCTTGATGAATCCAACAACGGCATTGAAACATTTAAACCGCATTCCATTGCGGCGGTCGCGAATTTATATTCCGCAAAACAACCCTTTTGATTGGTGTTCATTTATTTTTGTTGGTTGTAACCAAATTACAAAAAAAACCCGCTGAATGTTCAACGGGTTTTCAACAATTAAAACCAAATAGAAAAATAATGAAAATTAAAAATCCGACTTTTGTCGAATGCGGTGTTCAAGGTCTTCAATTTTCTTTGAAACCCTTGACAAAAATATCTTATCATGAACGGTCATGAAATCCGATTTCGATTCCAATTCCTTCAATTGTTCTTTTATTTGCTGGATAAGTGTCATAATACAATCGTATCAAACCAAGCGGCAAACGCAAGGAATCCAACAATCAACGCGCCAACACCAATTGAGTAAACGCCGACGTAAATCATTTGTTCAAATTTATTCATAGTTAAAAATTTAAAGGCGGGGCGAACCCCGCCGGGTTTTTTAAAGATTCCAAATATCAATCACAACTTTGCAATCGTTTGCAATTTGTGAAGGAATTTGATTCAATACGTTTTGCGCGTCGTCAATTGAATTAAATCTTTTTGCGTCTTGCGCTTCGCCAAATTGTGGAATAATAAAACCACCGATGTTGAAGTTTTTATTCCAAAGTTTTCCGTCGTTTAAAATTAAATGTTTCATTGTTTTCATAATTATTTCATTGTTTGATACCTCAAAGATAAAACAATTTTTTTAAATACCAAATATTTTTTAAAAAAAAAGTAAAATTTTTTATTTCTACGAATATAGGACACAAAAAAAAGGGACACAAATGCGCCCCTTTTATGGTCTATTTTCTTATTGATTAAGAAGTTTCAAGCGCGGCTTTGTCAACGCTGAAATCACCGTTTACAAATGCGTTTGGTAAGTAGTTGGTAAGCGCAACGCGTTCCATGACGCGGCACGTTACGAATCCATCGCGGACATTGGTTCCGTCTTCTCTGAAGAATTCAACAGAAACATTGTCACGAACCCAAAGTTGTGTTCCAACGCTGAAGTTTCCGATTAAATACTTGTCGGAAGTGATTGCAGTTGAAAGAACTACGGGAACGCCGTTGATTCTTGGTTCCAAACCTTGATACCATTGGTCTTTCAAATAGTTGTTGTTTGAATCTTTAAGCAACAATATCTTGTGGAAATCCGTCGGATTAATCATGATATAATTTGCTTGATAGTTTGAAAGTGACAATTGGTTCATTGCAACCGTAAGAACGTCAAATTCATTTGCGCTTTCGATAGCGTTGGCAAAACCACCCGCCGCAAAGTCAGTTGAATCGGTGATGATACCACTTAATTGTGGGGCAACTCCGGTTCCGCTTAAAATTTGTGTGTCTTCAACTTCCAAAAGTTTTTCAGGCGCACGCGCAGACAAATAGCTTGTCAATTGTGGCGTATCGGCAAGCATTTCTTCTGAAATTCTGAAGTACGTTCCAATTTTCTGAACGTTTGCATCACTTGCAGTCATGTCGAAATCCGATTGAGTAAGGGTCGAACCTTCAGACGTTGCAGCTGCACCGTTTGAATATCCGCTTTCCTTTACGAAACGAACTACGTCAGACGCAGTTGAACCCGTTGGAATAAGTTGACGAACATGCGTTGAACGCGTTGGGTCAAACTTATATCCCGCAACTCTATCCGCTGGAATGACTTCGCCGGTAAAATCCGCACCAGTTGTCATGTCCGCTTTGATTTCGAATTTAGCTGAACGGGCATTTCCATTTTTAAGGGCGTCAATCGCACCTTCTGAAATTGCTTTTATTAGTGTATTCTTGAATGATTTTGGTTCACGACTTTCATTGAATTTTTTAGTCGCTACTTCTTGGGCGTCAATTCTTGAATTCAGTTCGTTGAATTTTTCAGTCAACGCGTTGAATTCGTCTTTGTTAGTTGACGCAACGTTTTCAAATTTGACTTCGATTTCTTTTGCAATCGCGTCAATTTGATTTTTTGTGTTTTCTTCCATGATTAAATTTTTTGGAAAAGGTTTAACATATAATTAAAAGGTTCGTCAGCATCAACCGCGTTTTTCGGCAACGTGGTTTCTTCAACCGGCGTTGTGAATTGTTCAAACAATGATTTTAGCTTTAATAGTTCGGCTTCAATGGATAATCCCATTTCGTCCGATATATTGCCTTTGCGTATTAGCTTGGCAAGTTTTTCAAAACGTTCACAATGTTGCTTTGTCAACGTTTCATTTTTTACATCAAGGATTTTCGCCTGGTCATTGGCGGCAATTGTGACCGCGCTTATTTCGTAAAGTTTAACCTCTGATATTTCGCGAATGTCCCCTTTTTGTTGTTTTTGTATTGGCATGATTCCAACCGAATTTTCGGTGATGACGCCAGCTTTCATAAGTTCAATCGTGTCCATTCCAAGTTGCGTTTTGGCAACCTCGGCAACGAAAACAAGTCCCTTGTCGTCTTCATATAGTTCAACCATTTTTCCGATTGGTTTGAACATGTCGTGTTGATATATGTATTTGACACGTTCGCCGTTTTCTTCAATGGTTTTTTTATACGCGCCTTTGACAATCACGTCGTTGTCGGAATCTTTATTTCCAAAATATGAACCGTAACCCTTGACAATGCCCGCCTTTTCATCGGCGTCAAGCAATTCCCCAACGGGTGCGGTCTTATATAAAATAGACATATTTTTATTTTTTACAAATTTACAAATTTTTAATTTAGACAATTGACGACGTTCCCGCACCGGACAAGCCAACACCAACACCCGTCAATCCTTCACGCGCTTGCGCACCTTCAACCGGAATTGGAATAATACCGCAACGACAATTGATTCGATTTGCCGCCGAACCTGAAGGGTCACCGGGGCGTCGCATTTTATCACTTCCAAATTCACTTGGGACATTAAAAAACCCGTCAAAAGGAATGTCTGGGTGTGATTCCATTTGAACGTGGTCGGCTTTGTCGCCATTAAAAAAAGAACGAACACGACCGTCGCGCGCAGTTATCCAACGTTTGTTTAATTGGTCAGGCGGAAACAAAGTTGTTGCGCCTTTTTCAACGCCAAGGTTTGCCGCGTTTGTCGCTTCAGTACGAACCAAACGACGCGCTTGGAAATCTGAATATCGTGTGAACTCTGAACGCAATATCCTAGCGCGTTCACGTTCACCAAGTGAATTGAATTCAGGGTCTTGCAATCGTCTTTGTAATATTTTTTTTAGTGTTTCAAGTGCCGTTCCCTTTACCAATTCAATTTGCGTTCCGGCATGTTCTAAGGCGTACAATTTAAACGCTTGTTGAAACACGTCTTCAAGTTTTTCCGAATCAAATGCTTTTGGAATATACCGCCGAAAGTTGTTTGCATACCATTTCGCAAAGTCCAAACCGATGTCAGTATAAATTGAAATATAAATGTTTGTCCAATCGTCGGTTTTGAAAATCCCTTCAGTTTGAATGTTGTTTGTTTGAATGAAGGTGTCAATCGCTTGAAAATAGTTTCGCTTGTAGAAACGCTTCAAACGCGCGACAAGGCGGTTTTCAGCACGTCCAAGTCGCTTTGAAAACGCCGAACGCCAATCGTCAACGAAATCTTTTTTGACAATTTCTTTTTCCCTAAATGCTGGCATCTTATTTTTTTATGTTTTTGAATTCAAAGTTCACGCCCGAAATGGAAAGTTTTTCAATCACTTCTGTTTGTAAGTCGCGCAAAGTTTTTTCAATTTTGTCTTTTTCGTCAATGATTTGCGCAACTTGTTTTTCCAAACTTTCGTTTTTCGCTTTCATTTTAGAAACTTCTTCAGGGTCTTTGCCAACAAAAGTTGCAATCACCAAAGACAACGAACCGACAAGCATTCCAACAATCACTTTGAAAATGTCGTTGTTTGATTGTGGGACTTCGTAAAAACTAAGAAACAACAAAAGTCCGATGACAAGGAAAAAAATAATTCCCGCCCCAACATACCCTCGAAATTCTTTATCTTTTTGAATGTTCATTTTATCTTATTTTATCAATGAAATTTTGTATTTCGTTTACATCAATGTCAAGTGAAAATGACAAATCCGCCGCCCATTGTCGAACCGGTCTTGAATCTTTATAAACAACAATTGTTGGAACGGTTTGAATTTCCGATTTTATTTTGTCGCTTTGATTTTCCAACCACGCAAATTGAACTTCGCAACCAATCAATCCATTCAGGTTGATTGTTTTATTTTGATTCCAACGGGCGTTGATTTGTAAAACTGTTATGTCGTTGTATTCAATTGGCGCATGAACTGATTTGATAGGAACAAACAAAGCCAATAATACAAGCAACAAAGTTTTCATTTTAGTTGGTTTTTAATTCATACAAACGTGCTTCAATGATTTCAAGTTTTTCAAAGTTTTTTTCAATCAATTCCCGGTTGCTCATGACTTCATTCCGAATCATGTTGTCTTTCATGTCGAATTCCTCACGCGATATTGTGGGAACGGGTTGCAACATTGCTTCATTTATTTGTGCTTTTAAATTCCAATAAAAACCCGTTGCGATAATAAGTCCCCCCGCCAACGAAATCATTGTTTCGATTGACATATTGAATTTAGTTTGTTTTGATAGTTCTTTCATTTTAGTCGTTTTCTAATTTGGACAATGTTTCTTTGACCCAATTACGCATTGAAGTCCCGCCCCAAAGATTCCATGCAACAAAGCCGTTGTCCTTCCATGGTGTTTCTTTGTATTGTTCCGCGATTTTTTCGTTGCCTTCATGACGTGAAAAAAATGAATTGATTCTTTTAAGCATGTCAATTGTCAAGGGCGCACGGCTTGCAATCATTGATGCACGTCGCCAGCCAGTTGGCGTTCCAGCGCGTACTTCGTCACCGTATTTTTCGCGCCACTCAATCATTCGTTTTGCGTTGTTGGTTGCGCTTTGTGGGTAATTATCAAACGTGTCCCCGTTTTTTTCTTCTTCTTTTGACGACATTGGGTGTCCCTCTGGCAATAAATCCGTGTCGTGTTTTCCTGAACGAAACTTTCCGTTTCTAAGTGCAAACAAATAAGAATTTACACGCGCCATTGCCCATTGCTGGGGTGAAGAAACATTCGGTCGAACCGATTGCGGGTTGGTTCTGTACGCGCCAATTCCACGTTCATAAACTTCAAACAACGTGTCAACGTCAGTTGATTTGTCAGGGTTGTTGTCAACTTCGTCGTTGTGTTCTTCAACCTTCTTTTCAAGGGCAGCTTTCAATCGCGCTGAAATCTGCTTTTCTTCTTCTTCTTCTTCATATTTTTTTTGCGCTTGAATCGCGGCTTGATATTCTTCATGTGAATCAAAAGGCATGAACACAACTTCGCCGTCAAATGAATGTTCGTGCGAACCGCTTCCGCCAAGTTCAACCGCACGCGCTTCGGCTTCTTCAACCGTTGTGAATACGTCGGTCATTCCTGGAACAAGCGCCTTGAATAGCTTGACCATTTCGTCAATTGGCTTGTCGTCTTTCGGGTCTTCAATAGGGTCAGGGTCGGGCATATCAACACCAACGTTTTGTGTTGGAATAAGGTTCGCCGGAATGTAGTAATCATCAAGCGCGGGCGTGTCTTCATCTTGACCGTAAGACATCGCAATTCGTTTTTCGTTTGGCGTCAACCACCATGCTTGTGTCAATTGTCCAACGACTTTTTCCGTTTCTTCTTGCAATTCAGGAATTGAAGTGAAATCAAAGTCAAGGAATAAATTGTCACCGAACTTTGGAACCAACCAACGGTTCAATTCGTCGCGTACTTTCACAAGTTCAGGAATCACGCAATTTTGATACAACGCCTTTTTTGCTTCACGCATATTGTTGTAAGTGCTTGATTCGGTGTTGTTTAATAGCTGAACGGGGACATTGTAAACATTGCACAAATCTTTGATTGACGCGTTGTATTGTTCAATAAGCGACACGTCAGCGGCGTTCAATCCAAAGTTGACCCAAGATAATTTTTTTGGTGTTATAATAACATCACCGGCATTGTTTGAACCTTGAAATTGTTGACGGAATTTGTCTTTCAATTGTTGCGCTTGTACTTCATTGAGGTCGCCTTCTTCACTCATTAAGACACCACGCGCCGTTTGGTTTTGTAAGTATTTCACGCCCGTTGTGACGGCTTCATTGTTTGTTGTAAGCGAACGAAGTCCGGCACGCAAAGGCGATTGACCGTAGAGATGTGAACCCGTCCCGTCATAATATGGATTGAAATCCTTGATGTGACAAATGTCGTCAGCTGGCAAATCAAATGTCCCGTTGTATTCAATGCGATAACCTTTGACCGGTTTCATAAAACCGCCTGAAACAATTTCCATGACTTGCGACGGCATGACATAAAGTTCCGAATACTTTCCCTGATTCATTCCGGTTTCCGGTGCAATGCCGTAGATGTAACGGTTTCCCGTTAGTTTTCCGAATGCAATAATTTCAGTCAAAAAAGAATTGTAAGATTGTGAAGGATTCGGACGTTCCAATAATTCATGAATCGGCGTTCCTTCCAATTCGTTCAACGCTTGCTTTCGTAGTATTTCGGCTTTGTAAAGTGCGCCGGAATCAATTGTTCCGCTTGTCAATGCCTTGTATCTTTTTAAGTCGTTTTCATTTGTTTTTTCGTACACTTGAAACGGAATGGTTGTTGCCGCTTTTGTAATGATATTGACAAGTGAATAGATTGTTGCGTTCTTTCGATACCCTTGTTGAATGTAGGAATCATCATTTTCAGGATTCCAAATAATTGATTCACCCAAATATTGATAGATTGCCTTATTGTACGCTTCGGCAGTTTGTTGCGCGTTTTTTGTAATTAAATTTGAAAGGCGTTGAAGTAGTGATGCCATGAAAGAAAATTTTGTTCAAATTTACGAAATTTTAAATGACAAAGAATTCGTTTCGATTTTTGTATTTCGAATAAAGTCCATATCGCAACGCGTCGGTTGCATGATTGTGTTTGTCCACGGGTTTGTTGATTATTGTACCGTCCTTTAATTCTTCCCAAACGTATTTCATTTGTTCGGATTTGACGTTGGTTGCTTTGTTGGAAACATAGAAATCAAATTCCTTCATAAGTGAAATCCCGGCATTGATTGAACCCGCGCCCTTGATTGCACCCTTTGCCAAGATTCCCATTTGACGAAGTTCTTCAATTGACTTTGGTTCGGCGGAATCGCAAAACATTAAAAGGGCATCAAGTCCCAACGACTTCAAATGATTTGCAATGTCACGGTTTGTCATTCCGGTTTTATACAACACTTCTTTGACAAACACTTTGTCATTTTTCTTTGCAATCAAACAAATTGCCGTCGGGTCGTTTGTATAACCAAAGTCACAACCCATAAACCAATCTAGTTCTTCAGGCATTTCCGATTCGTCAATGTAATTCCAATCACGAAAGATTTGTCGTTGACTGAACACCGCGCGTTGTCCTTCACCATAGACACGCCAAAAGTCCGGGTCACGTTTCTTCAAACGTTCCAATTCCTTTTTGACTTCAGGCGCAATGAACTTGTTGTCACGATAGGTTGACACAAACAAGTCGGCGTCATCACGTTCACAAAGGTCATAAATGAAATGCACGGGGTCTGAAGGGTTGAAAGACATTAAGATTTCGCGCTTTGTACGCATTGACAATTGTCTGAAGTCTTCAATGTTTAGTTCGTTGCATTCTTCACACCAAAGAACGTCACGTGTTGAACCACGTATCTTTTGCGCGTCGTCAGCTGAAAAGAATTCAATCGTATGTCCATTGTAATTAAACACCAATTCGGTTTTGTTGAATTCACCCATGTAATAAACGCCAAGGGATTTTGCAATGATATTGAAGTCCCTAAGAACTGAACGTTTTAACGCCGGCAATGTTTTACGGACAATTGAAATCGTGATTGGTTTTGATTCGGTTGTGATTAAGTAAAGACAATATTGCATCAACGCCCATGATTTCCCAGAACGTGAACCGCCTTGAAATATCTTGATTCGTTGTTTTGAATTTACCGCTTCATAGAATTGGCGGTTGCAAAATTCCTTTACCCTTCGTTTTCCGTTGCCGGTGACCATTCAATAATTTTTGATTCGATAGTGCCGTCATGCTGGATTTCTTGGCGTTCAATGTACCCACGTTTTTTTCCTTTTGTTTTAAGATAAAAGATTGTCGCGGTTGTATTGTCGTCTTTGATTTGTTCAAACAATTTGGATTCAACAAAGTCAAGTGCAATGTCTTGAATCGCATCAACTTGCGCTTTGAACTTTGGGTCTTTGTTGTAATAGTCATAAAACGTTGACCGATTGCATTTCACTTTTTTACATGCAGTTGTCACAACGCCAAGTGATTGTTCCAACGCCTTAATCAAATTGTTTTTTAGTATGTTGGTTTTTGTAGCCATGTTGCAAAGATAAAATAAAAAAACCGCCCGAAGGCGGTCTTCAAAATAACCCATTCAATTTGTGGAAAGTCCGGGTTGTTTTTATTCTATTATTAATCTAATCTTTTTATGCTTGATGCATGTATTCCTTTGTCTGATAAAACTTCTTTAGCCGTTTTTACGCTATGAACGTTTTCAAGTACAATGTCTATTGTAATTCTACCGTATTTATGAGGTAAAAAACCCGCTTGAGGATTAAATGTTACTGCAAATGTATTTTTAAATGTTTTCATTGTTTTTGATTTATGACCCCCTTGCGGGGGTCGGTTGTTTTTATTGTTGTTGAAGGAATGCGGCTTCAAGTGAAGTGGTTGCCATTAAATAAATTAGAAAGTTCTTTTTTTCTTCTTTATTTCTCATGATTTCAAAGAATTGTTTTCTTTCCTTTTTGTTCATTTCAAAAGCAGCCATTGACAAAATGTTTTTCAATTCGTTCCAACCTTCTTTTGAAGATAGAAATTCAATGTTTTTGATTGCTTGATTTTTAATGTTTTCGGTTTTTGTATTTAGATTTTTCATTATTGTTTCATTTTTATAGTACAAATATAAAACAATTTTTTTAATTACAAAACTTTTTTTAAGTTTTTTTTATTTATTAGCGTTTTTTTCCTTGTCCACGCCTTAATTGTTTGTAGCCAGTTTGACCTTTTGACGCATTCTTTGAATGAACGCCTTTGCGTTTTTTACGGGGTTTTTTTACGCTTTGTGTGAAGTTGTATTTCATTTCCAAACAATTGAAATTCCAAAAATTAAAATAAAAAACTGAAGTGAATGATGAGTTTGTTCAACTTCTTCTTGAAACAATTCAGGATAATTGTCTGAATTTATATAGTGAACACCAAAAACAATTCCCTCAATTGGAAAAAAGCTAAACGAAAATATCATGACTTATATTTTTCACAAAGATACAAATACAATTCCCAAATCTTTTTGGACGCATCTTTGTTGTTTCGATATATGTTTGGCGAACGTGTGACTTTGCCATTGTCCCAAATGTCAATGAACAATCCTTTTTTGGTTGCAACAATGTATATTTTGATGCCGTTTTTATTGCACCATGATTTTGCCCTAAATGCTTTTGTGTAATCCAAATTTTTATTTTTTAACTTTATACAAATTTTTTAAAATGGTATGTTCAAATTGTCCTTTATCACTTCAAACGCTTTGTCATTTTTGTCAATAGGTTTGTAAACCCCGCCGGAATGAAAATCAGGTGCAACGTCAAAATCACCAATTTGACCGTTTTCTTTGCGCTTTACTTTTTCAATGTATATTTTCACAAGGTCTGATTTGTACCTTGTCTTTTGTCCGATGCAACGGTAAACAATTAGACCATTATATGCTTTATTAAAAAAGTCAGCGGAACCCGAAACGTCATACAACGTTGGTTTTTTATACACCCCATTTTCCGATTCAATTTTTCTAGGGTGCGCAACCAAAAACAAGTGGGTGTTTGTTTGTTGAACAAATTGTGTGATTTCGGAAAGTATTTTTCCAATGTAACTGAAATCCCTTTGCGCCGAATGGTCAAGCATATTAAACGGGTCAATGCAAAAAACGTTGATTCCTTTTTGAAAGACAAGTTCCCGGAACTTATTCAATATGTTTTTAAGTGTCAAATTTTCAAGGTCAATCCGAATCCAATGAAAATGTTCTTCAATAAAATCCTTTGTGTTTTCAAGGTCGTCGTTGTTGCAAATTTTGTTGTTAAGTTTGTTTGCAATTCTTTTGATATGCCCTTCGTATGGAAATGATTCCGGTGCAAACATAGCACAACGGAATCCGTATTTTGTTGCAACGTTGCAAAAGATTTGGTCAACAATGTCGGACTTTCCCGAATTTGGAACGCCGGTGACAACCGTCCATTCACCCCAAGACATTTTGAAAAATGAATCCGATTCCGAAAGTCCAATTGAATAGTTTTGAACGCCTTTCAACGGAAAGTTTTTCGCGCTTTTTATCACGTTTCGTAACGTTTCAGAACCTTTTGTTGTCAACACCTCGTTGGCGTCTTTAAAGTTGCCAAAATCGACGTATTTGCATCGGTGTTGTCCAAACCTTCTTGCAAGTTCATTTCGTAATTGCAACCCAGCGTCGTCGTTGTCGGTGCAAAGAACGATTTTAGTTTTGTTTTTAAAGTATTCAAAACAGTTGTCCAAATAATCAAGTCGGGCGTTTCCTTTTGACGCCCCGTTTGGAACTGAACAAACGGAATACAATCCGGATTCATGCAATGAAAGCGCGTCCATTTCACCTTCAACAATGTAGCATGTTTTTGAATCTTTAATGTTATCAATGCCGTAAAATATAAGTTCAGCACCCGAAGTCATTTTGAAATTCTTTTCGCCGTCACGAAACTTAACGTTCACAATCTTATTGTCACGGAAGTAGTTGAAATTTATACAACGACGCTTTGAACCCACTTGCGGCATGTATTCAAGTGATTCACCAATGCGCCAATGGACAAGGGTCGGTTCAGTGATACCGCGCCCGCTAAACCATTTCAATACACGTTCGGTCACGTCGGCGTTAACTTTTTCGGGAATTGTGTATTCCGATTTCTTTTGAAACATAACACCGCCCGACCAACCGCAGTTGTGGCAATTGTAAAGTCCGGTTGAAATGTTGACCGACAATGATTCGTCGTGTTTGTTTTTTCTATTATGCGAACACTTCGGACATTTTGTTTTTAATTCCCCGTTTGTTCTGTTCTTCAAATTTATTCCAAGGTTTGCAAGTTTTTCAATCATTGTTTATTAAATTTTTTTTCATTGTTTATTTAAATAAATAATTGTTTTGTTTTTTTTTAGTCCATTGAATAAAAATAGTCACGCGCATAATAATTCAACGGGTGTTCTTTATTTAATAGTATTTCACGAAATTCGTAAGCGTTCAAAGTTTTAAAGTATTTAAACGCCTGAATAAAATCCCATTTTTTCATTGTGCAAAAAATATTAAAATTAAACAAACTAAAATTCCAAAAAATCCAATTGCGGCAAAATCATATTTCGTTTTCATGGTGTGCAAAATTTACTGCAATCATGAAACGCCGTTGCAAGGTTAGCAAAAAACATCAACCAGGTAAAAACGCAAAACAGAACAAAGAATCCGAATTGCAAAATTTCATTTTTAAAAATGTTCATATATCATTGATTTTAATTAGACAACCAAAGGCATTTGATTTGCGACCGCCTTTGACTTTTTCATTGTGTTTCAACCATTCTCGACAAATGGTTTTTAGTCGCTTTGTCGATACAAACTTAATAATTTCTATTTCATCAAGTCCAAATTCGTTTTTTTTTGTTCCTTGTTTCATAATCAGGAAAACCCAAAAATCCGCTTTGGTTGTTGCAAGTCCGGTTCGTTTTCCCCAACATTCAAATTCAACATACAAGTTCCCCGTTCGTGATGCAATGAAGTCGGTTTTGACTTCGATTTTTTTTCCAGTCAATAAGTCTGCAAATATATTTTCGCCGTGTTGACCCACTTGCAAATCAAACTCAAAATTGTCATTTGTTTTCATTGTACATGTATTTAAATATTTCATTGTATTCAGTTTCGGAAAGTAGTTGTTTCAAGTTATAGTCATACAAGTTCCCGTTGTTTGTTTTCGCACCTATTTTTTTTCCTTTGTCTTCATACGTTACAAAGTTAATAAGACCGGAAACCCTCTGAAACGCATTTGGGCGCGTTTTAAGCGACGTTTGCGCCATGAACCGGTCAATGTACTTCACGCCGTTTTTGTCCACGTTACGCAGCTTTAAAATAGTCAAAAAGTTATGTTTCCAAAAATCGTCAATACGTAAACGCTGACAAACTTCATAAACTTCACGAAGGTTGTATTTGTCAATTCGTTCGATTTTATCAATGCAATCAATCCAATTGAATCTTTGTGGTTCGGTCTTGGGTTGATTTCGTTTTGGAAAAAGGTCAACAAAGTGCGGAAATGCTTTTTCAATATGGGGCGGAAATTCCTTTGTTTTTGGACTTCGTGGTTTCTTTATTTTATTTATGTTATTATCTATAATGTCATTATTATCATTATAGATATTACTTTGTATCGGATTTCCCGTTGCGGTAAATCCAACACCCCCCGTCGGATTTTCCGACACGGTCGGGTCAATCAAGTGATAATTGTACCCGCGGAAAACACCTTGATTTTTTACTGTTTCAAGGCGAACCAAACCAAATGTTTCCAGTTCCTTCAAACGGGCGCGAATCGCGTCTTTGCCGTTTTTAAAATGGTTTGCGCAAAATGTGATTGTGATTGTCATGTTTTCTTCATGTGAAAGCAAATAACAATACAAACCAACCGCGCCAAGAGATATTCCTTTGATTCTAAAAATTGAAGTCGGGACGGGTGTATATATTTCAAACCGTTTCGGCTTGAATATCAAATTGCATTTCATTGTTTCTTTGTTTCTTTTATTCTTCCTGAAGGTCGTCAATAATTTCCTTCAACTTGTCGCAAAACGTTCTAATTTCATTAAATTTCAATAATATCATTTCAAAAGGAATGATGTCATTTTCGTATAAATCCCAAAGTATTTCAATCAACAAGTCAAATTCAACCCGGGTCATTTTACCGACATATTCATAACTAAACACAAAACCTTCGGGCGCGCTAGTTGTCCAACGTATTTTTTGATTTGATTCGTCAAAGTAAACGTTTCGATATTTCATGTTAAATGTTTTTAACCTTGAAAAAATACAAATCCAAAACACTTTTTACGTCGTCAAAATTATACAAGACATGTGTTTCCCAGCCGCATTCATTAAGCCATTCCAACCATTGAATCTGAAATTCGGTCGGCTTGTTTTTTCCAACCTTTAATTCAATAGCAAGTCCGTTGAAATCGCAATTTGTGTTGAATATCATCAAGTCAGGGACGCCGGCTTTTGAACCAAGGTGTTTGAATTTAAATCTTTCAAACGGTGTTCGGCGCCCCTCATTTGGTACATGAGTAAAGATTGATTCAGGATATTCCCATTTTAGATATTCGACAACACTTCTTTGAAGTTTGTCTTCTTCACCAAGATATTTTTTGAAACCTTTCAAGTTGTTTGTTTTACCAAAATTAAACAAAAACATTTTAATTTTGCAAATTTTTTATTGTTTCTTTTAATTTGTCGTTCTCAATCAAAAGTTGATTGTATCTAAACGTCAATTCCTGAAGGGTCATTTTTTCTGATTTTCTATTAATTTTGTCTTTTATAATCGAATAAACCCCAAGGAATTTTTCTTTGAATTCATTATCAGTTTCCATGAATACGGGAAAGTTTCGAATACCATGCAAAACGGTCGCATGATTTTTGTTGACTGTTCTAGCAATCTTTGACAAATTCATGCTTGTAAAATAATAGCAAAGCCAATAATAAATCATTCTAGCTTCAACATATTTTTCAACCCTAGTTGGTTTGTTGATGTCAATTCCAAAGTATTTATTTATTGTCTTTTTAATTTTTTTATGTGTTTGCATTTTTAAATTATTAAAGTTCCGTCTTCTTTAGCTTCGGGCGTTTGATGTCCAAGTGCTATTTTCGTTTCAATGAAAAACTTCCAATCGTGAAATGCTTGTTTCCAACCTTCACGACCGTATTCAATCATTTGGTCACTCATTGCGTAAACTTCAACCGAAAACGGGTGCTTGGTTTGTACGGCAATGAATCGGAATTCTGACGGGTCAATCCCCAACATTTCTGAATAAAACACCGCCTGGATTGGATAGCCGTATTTGTAAACGTCACGACGAAACGCCTTTGGCGAATTGTCTTGACACGTTTTAACGTCTGAAATGAACCGTTCTTTGTAGTTGACAACGTCCGGACGAATACGAACGTCAACGCCTTCATGTTGCTTGTAATGCGACAATTCAATTTCGCCGGTGCAATACTTTCGCGCCAATTCGTGTTGATTGTAGTTGCTTGAAATGCTTGAAACAATTTCGTTTTCGTCGGCGGTCAAAAGTATTTTTCCCTTTGACATTTCTTCATGTTTTGCCTTTTCTTCTTTGCCGGCTTTTGTACGCCCGTCAATCTTTGGCATGACATGAAAATCGTTGATGTATTCCGCCGGTTCTAACATTGCCGCATGTACCGCCGAACCAAGGTTCATTGCCTTTGACGAAAATGCTTGTCGTTGTAAGAATTTTTGAACCGAATTTTGATATATGTATTTCAGTCCCGACGCGCTGATTGCGTCGCTTGAATGATATTGTTCGTTTGTATCTTTTATTTTCTTCATTGTTATAAATTTAAAACCCCCCGAATGACCGGGGGGCGTTCCCTTTGATTGCTAAATTAAAACGGCAAATCGTCGTTGTTTCCTTTTGTGACTTGGTCACTTGGAATCGTTTCAAAATTGTTTGCTTTTGAATCCGGTTCCCAAGTGTTCAAAGCGGCGTAAGGTTTGCCAGCTTTTGACATCAAAAGGTCAACGTTCAACCAACCGTTTTTGTTATGTTCCTTCACAAACTTTGCGAATTCTTCAATCTTAAATGAAAGCGAACCAATGACAAAGTCCGGTCGGCTTGGGTTTTGCTTGACGATTAAACCGTTAACAAGCGTTTTTGTGTTTTCCATGTTAAAAAATTAAAAATTAATGTTAAAAATAAATATTTACGCGCTAAATTTTTGCACGATTTTTTCGCGTTGTTGCGAGTTGACCTCAAATTTTTCAAACACCTTTTTCGCTTGATGCGGTGTTCCATTCAAAGTTTTTTCCAATTGTACATTTGTAAGTTTTGGTTTCGCTTGCGGTTTGGTTTGTTTGGATTGATTGTTGACCGCGTTTGCAACTTCTTCAGCCGACGCAATTGACGTGTCAATTCCGATTCCTAAATAACCAAGCGCGCGTCCAAGTGCGGACGTAAAACCGTTTTCGACAAATGACGTTTTATTTATGTAAGAACTGTCGCGATATTCTTGCGAATGGGCGGACGCTTTTTCAGCGCCGTTGTCATCAACAATTGTGACTTTGAAAATTCCTTCCTTGTCGTCTATTGAAACGACTGATTCAACAATTGACCAACCTTTGAATTGTGGTTGATTGCTAAAGTGAATCAATCGTTCATTGACTGGAATATATTCTTTCCCCTTGATGTTGATTTTCTTCATTGTTTAAAAAAATTAGACGGTCAAATCCCGCATTGACCAATTTGTTCATTTCATTAATCGTAATCGAACCGGGATTTTCGACACGACTTTTAAGCGTTGGCATTGTACAATCAAGGATTTTGCACACGTCAAAACGTTTCATTTTTAAGCGTTGCAATTCTTGTTTGAAATGCCATTCAAATATTCCATTCATACTTTCAAAATTTTGAATGATAGTGTTTAATTTTTGAAAAACCAATTCTTGGCTTTCATGCCAATTTTCGGATTGCGTTTTTGCGTTCCTAATTGTTGACAACACTTCGGCAATTTCGTTTCGCGAAAGTGTGATTGTGATTTCTTTTTTGTTCATAATCATTGCGAATTTACAAAAATAATTTTAAATAAAAAAATATATTTTAAAAAAACCCCCGCATTCAAAATGAAATTGGGGGTCAGCAAACAAGGGAAGGGACGTTATTATTTTTGAATATACGTTGAAGAAACGTCGTCATCTTGATTTGGAACGTGCATAATTACTGAAACGGTGTTTGCTTTGACGTTGTATTCCATTGAATCAATCATACATGAAACGGGTTCATGCGTTGGATATTGGTTTGACACCGGAAGTTTGATTGCGTTAAAAGAAGACAAAGCAAATTCGTCGCCACTTGAATATGAAATTGCGGTGTCAAGTGTATATGAATTTGAATTGACTAGAGTAATTTTAACGGGCGTCGTGATATTTCCGCCGGTTATATACCAACCAATTTGGTCAGTTGAGATGTTGACGTCATTTGTGTTTAATGTAGTTGTTGAAGAACCCGAAGAACTTGTTGTCACAAATTTTTCGCTAAAGTTCACCCAAATTTTGTTTTTTGGTGATACGGGCGTTTTGTTATTATTGTAAAACGTACCCTCGTATCTTGAAACGTGTGAACGAAAATCATTGATTTTTTGTTGTGTGACTAATTGTTCAATTCTTTGGGTTGTTGAGGAATTAATGTCCCGCGCCCTAAAAGCGTTAATAAACCTTCTAAACGGCTTGTATTCTGATTCTATTTTATTTGAATTTTGACTTAAATTTTGAATTGCAATTTTTTTGTCTAGACGATTAATTTTTCTTGAAATTGTAATATCATCAAAATACAAATAATTCAAAGTTGAACCGGGGTGTCTATACGGTAAATAAAAAATCAATTTTACTTCACAATTCGTTCGGGCGGTTGTTGATTCTTTTGTTGTGATTTTAAAAGATTCCCATTCATTTGCGCTTTTTATTGTTTTTTTATTTTTTTGTGAAATTCCCGACCATGAATTTGAATTTGCATTCCAAAACTCAATAGTTGGTGAATTTAAATTATATGTTCTTTGTATTGTGTAATTAATTGAAAACGGGGGGTCATTTGAAGACAATGAACCGTCAAGAAAATAGTTTGTTTTATATTCAACTTCTTCATTTGCTGAAAAATCAATTCCTTCCAAAATTGAACCCCCGCCGGGAATTGTAAGTGTTGTGACATTTGAATAACCTTCAAACATTTGTGTGTATGTTGATTGACTTGTCGTTGATTGATTTGTGCGAATTGATTTTTTACCACTCAATAAAATCGAATGATTTCCAATTGTTGCGCGACTTGAAAAAATTGTCCATTTGTTTGTTGGAAGTTCAAAAGTCGGGTCTGCGTTCAAATTGTTTTCAAATAAATTGTCAGCTGACAAATCAATCTTATCTTCAACAATTATAGCTGGCGGAATATATTCAACAACAAGGTCATTGTTTAATGGTGTTAAATCTGTTTTTGTTTCAATTAAAATATTTTCGGTAAAAGTTTGAACAAAAATTCCGGTTGAATCATATTCTTTGAATTCAGGTGATTCCGATTTGTCTTGTTGCAACTTTTTTGTTTCCGCATTTCTAATGTTTGACGAAATTGTCCCGTCAGCTTGGTCATCAAAAAAATTGTTGTCAATATATTCCGAATTTGAAACGATAAACAATTTTCCAAATGATTGAAAAATTCTACAATTTAATGTTTTCAAAGTGTTTTCAATAAACGTTTTACAATCAATTATTTGCAAGTCACCATCATATTTTGCACCCCTATTTCCGCCCGCAAAATCTTGGGGTTGTGTTGTAGTGTTTGACAAAGTTATGTTTGTTGAAAAACAAACGTTCAAATCTAAATTAGTTTTTGAAATGGCTTCATTGACTAAATTTAAAATTAAATGTCTTGTTTGAATTGTTACATATTTCAAAAAATCGTCGGTGTCCAAAATTTCCATGAACTTGGTTGATAAAAGTCCCAAACCGTCATGCGCTTGCAAACTTATTTGATAAGGTGTTGACGCCAATGCTTGTTTGTAAGAATCCGTCACAATGAATCCCGTCCAATAAAGTTGATAATTGTTTGACGCGTCTTTGTAGTAAATTTTGACCTTAAATTCTTCTTCATCAAATGCGTAAAAATTATCGTATTGAACATCGTTGGTGACAAATAAATTCAACGTACAAGTCGAACCAATTATTGGCGAATAAAAGTCGTCATCGCCTTCCCACTTAATTGAAACCGGGTCAGCCGTTCCAATTAGCGGCAACACCGCGCCCGAATAATTGTCTTTTAAAATTTCTATTTTTTTGCCGTTTTCTAAAACGTCAGAAAATTCAAGTCTATATTTAACCCCGTAAGCCATTTTTTTATTTTATACGTCCACGATTTGTTTCGGCGCGTTGTAATGCAACAACAAGGTCTTGACCCCTCAATTGGAATGAACCGCCAACGTCAACTTGTTGCGCGCCCCTTGGTTGAATCATTGAAGTCAATCGGTCAAGCGGTGCAACAACTTCAGGATTTTGACGTGCGCCAGCATATTCACCAAACATTCCAAGTGTTGGTGTTGAAACAATACCGCCGTTTGCAAACTTTGGGACTTTTTTAAATGCACCCGAAATCGCGGCGGTTGCCCCAGCAATAAGCGCTGGAAGTACGAACGCGGCAAAAGGTCCAGCGGCGGCGGCGGATTGTGCGGCACCCTGAACCGCAAGTCCCATTGATTGCGCTAATGATACCGCAATAAATTGCATGGCATTTGTAATGAATGATGACAAGAATGCGCCAAACGCATTGTCAGCAAGTCCAAGGGATTCAACAATTGATTGTCCCATTGCACCAAACGCGGCTTGCATTCCTTCACCCAATTGTTCGTTCACGGATTTTGTTTGTTTCATTTTCTGAATCAAACCGTCAAGGGCGGCTTCTTGTTCTTCAAAATCCACGTCAATAAATTCAACCGCATTCGGGTCAAACGCTTCGGCTTCAGGTGTTCCAAATACGCTTGAAAATGTTGGGTCACCTTCACCGCCCGTTGTTGCAGTCGTTCCGCCAGTTGCAGTTGCGCCAGCACCGCCAACTGTAAAGATACCGGCGACTTTGTTTTTAATTGTAGAAACAACATTATCAAGCCCTTGTTGCAACCCTTCTTCAGTCACGTTCGCAATTTTTTGCGGACGCATAGATTTTTCAAATGCTTCAGTAAAGTTTTCCGCCCCTGAAGTTCCAATGTCAGCAAACACGTCTTTGACATTTTGCGCCGTGTCGGTAACGCCTTCAACAAGTACATCTTTAATTCCTTCAAGTCCTTCTTTCATCATGCTTGGACTTAATGAAAAAGCACCTTGCACAATTTTTCCAACATTTGAAAAAAGTCCCGAAATAAAATTTCCGGCTATTTTGAACTGATTAATCAAACCGTTTACAAGCGCAACACCGGCGTCAAAAATTGTTTTAAATAGCGCAACAAACCCTTCAATGATTAAACGAAACGCCAATGATTCATTGTAAAGGTCAATAAAATAGTTTGCAACGTCAACAAGCGTCTTTTTTACAACGCCCCAGTTTTGAACAACAATTGTTGCAACCGCAGCAAGCGCGGCAACAACAAGTCCAGCGGGGGAAAGTATTGCAGCAAGTGCCGTTGCCAATGCACCGGCAACACTTAAAATTGCCGGAAGTGCCGCGGCAATCGCAGTCAGTCCCAAAACCAAACTTTGCGTTTGTGGACTTAAATTCATAAAAGATTGAACCAATCCTTGAATGAAACTTGTGAATTTTTGAATATGTGGCAATACCGCTGACAATAAAGTTCCGCCGACTTCGGTCAATGAATTACGAACACCGGTCAATGCTTTTTGCAATTGGAATGATGCGGATTGTGAAGTTGCATCAAATGCGGTTGCCGTTGCGCCCTGAACCTTGTTCATTTCCGCAAAGATTTCACGGGTTGAATCAACCCCCGCACCTAATAAATCCATGACCCCGGACAATGCACGAACGTTTCCAAATACCTTTGCGGCGGCTTCGTCATTGCCTTCAAAGTTTGTTTTTAAAATTTCAAGGGTTGCCAATAAACCGTCATCACGAATTGTTTGACGAAGGTCAGCCGACGACAATCCCATTCCGGAAAGTGCGTCTTCAGCTTCTTTTGTTGGCTTCAATAAACCGTTCAAGATTCCACGCAATTGTGTTGATGCAACCGCGGCGTTCGTACCCGTTCGGGACATTGCTGCAAATGCCGCACCCACTTCGTTGAATGAAACACCCATGTTTGACGCGATTGGCAAAACAGAACCCATTGCGCCAGCAAGTTCAGAGGATTCAAGTTTACCTTCACGAACGGCGGCAACCAAAACGTCGGTTGCGTCCGATGCCCCTAAAGTGTCTGCACCGTAGGCATTCATTGCGGACGTTGCAAGGTCGGCAACAGTTGCGGTGTCACCAAGTCCAACCGCGGCGGCTTGCAAAGATGCGTTCAAAACGTTCATTGCTTGTTCGCCTTCCAAACCGGCGGACGTGATGAAGAACAATGCGTCAGCGGCTTCCGATGCTGAACGTCCCGTGTCGGTTGCCATTTTCTTGGCGGTTTCACCCATTTTAGCAACTTCATCACCCGCGATTCCAACAAGGGATTCAATCTTTGTCATTGACTTGTCAAAGTCAACCGCAAGTTTTACCGATGCCCCAGCAACCAATGTCAACGGCATTGTCAATTTTCTTGAAATTTTTGAACCTATTGCTTGCGCCTTTGAACCAAAGTTTTTCAAACGTGCGCTTGTCTTATTAAGTGCTGAATTCAGTTGCGACGCGTCGCCAGTCAATACTACTTTCAAGGTGTTTGCCATGGATAAGTTTTCCACAAAAATACGAAATAAAAAAAGGACATCATTGCCCTTTTTGTTTCTTCATTTGTTCAACACGTTTCAAAAATTCCATTGCTTGTTTTGGTTCTGACTTTGGTTTTCCGCGTTCCAAGTAAACGTCTTGTGGCAATGGGAAAAGTTTGTCGGGCGTTATCATTTGCGCACGCTTTGAACAATTAATGTTGAACAACATTGTTGCAACATAGCGCGTTCGTTCCCACTCCAAGTTTTGTTTGATTGTATGCGCTTCGCCAAGCAATTGATTTTCCGCCCAAGTATATGACCAAAAATCTTTTGGTTGAACCCCGACTTGCCCGATGTAGTAGTCAAGCAAATGATTCCAAGTAAGCCGGGTTTTTACTTTCCCGACGCTTTTGTGGATTTTGTGACGTTGCGTTTTATTCCCGCATTCAAGTCGTTTCCAAGAATTTTTGATTCGGTCATTGCTTCAACAATACTTTCAAGTTCAGTTGCGTCAAGGTTTTCAAGCCAAGCGCCAACCGTGAAAATTGTGAAGTCGATTTCGTTTCCTTGTTCTTGTTCATTCGCTAACAATGCGGAATAAACAAGGGCGCGAATCGCAGTTATTGAAACGCCCCCTTGAAAAACATTACCGATTTGGTCAATAGGCAAATTCAATTCGTCGGTGAAGTTTGCCCAAAAATTCATGCTAAAATGCAACGTGCGGTTTTTCCCACCAAGTTTCACGGTGTAAAACCCCCTTTTTCTGTTTGCCATTATAATAACCTTTTTACGTTATTTTAGTTAGTAGATTTTGCAATCGTACCGGTCAATGTAATTGAACCCGAATAAGAAACGGGACTTTCCATTTCCGCCGAAATTTCAACACTTGATAAGAATCCGTCAGCGGAATAAACCGCGTCGCCAGTTTCTTCAGTTCCAAAAGAAACGTCAAGTTTGGTTCGTGCAATTAGAAAGTCAGCAAGGTCAATTGCGTTCTTTGGTGTTGGTGAACCGCTTTCATCGTAAACAACCAAACCGTCAAAAGAAATTTCCCCGGAAATAACACCCGCAATATGTTCAGCGAATCCGCCTGAATCTTTGGTTGTGGCTTCCGGCAAATCATTTGAAAGTGAAATTGAACACGAAGTTGTGTGACCAACTTTCGCAAGTGTACCGCCGTTTGTATCAAGTTTTACAATTAAATCGGTTCCGTTAAAAACTCCAGATGTTGCCATGGTTTAAAAATTTTATACAAATATACGGATTTTAAAATTGTCAAATGTTGTTCCAATTTATGTCAACTTGATTCCAAATGTCATTTGCAGAGTTCCAAATTTCACCGTCGGTTTCGTCGATAATTGAATAAAGTCCGGTCACGGTGATTTCAAGGTCAAATGAAGTCACGGCTTCCATTTCCGCAACTTCTTCAACACTTGTGACAAATCCTTCGCCTTGAAAAACAAGTCCTTGTGCGCCCGTAGCTTGCGACAAAAAGAATTCAGCGCGGGTGCGCGTCAATACCATGTCCGCAAGTTCTTCAAAGTTTACGGCGTCGTCATAATTAGTGAAACCCGTTGCAGTAAGTTGACCCGAACGAACGCCAGGCAATAGTTCTTGAAACCCAAGTGAATCTTTGTTTGTGCTTTCAACAAGGTCAATGTCCAACGTCAAGGCAACACCCGTTGTGTGACCAACCGCGATGTCGCCTTTGTACAACAAAAAAGTTGTTCCGTTGATTGGGTTCATATTACAACAGTTCTTTCAAAGCAGTCACAAACGCTTGTTTGCCGAATTCAAGTTGTTCCAAATTAAACTTTGAATTTACAATTTTGCGGTCTAAATCCGCAATGTGATTGACGTGTGCTTTTTGTTCATCTGTCAAGTCTTCAAAAAAATATTCTTGTTCGTCAATCATAATTGGGGTCTTTTCTTTTTTTCCCATGATATAAAAATTTAAAAATTAATAATTAAGATAATTGCAAATTGACATGTGTCGGGTTTGCAATAAGTTCAAGCTGGGAATCAAGTCCCGCTTTTAATGAATCAACATCAAGATTTGCTTCAAGCCAACCTTCAACGTCAGATTTTGCTAATGAATCAAATTCAATGAATGATTCAGCTTCAGGCGCTTCAAGTCCAATTGAACCGTAAACGTCCGCAACATTATCATTTGCGTCGGTTGCTTGCAATCGCCAATGAACAGTTTCAATGACGTTTTGCATGCCGTCGCTTTCGATTTTTGCTTCGAGGTCACCAATGACCCATGAATAAGTATTTGCCATGTTTTTATGAATTTATTTGTGATTTTAAAGTTTGTATTTCTGTCTTCAATTCATTTATCATTTCTTGTTGTTCTTGTATTGCTTTCAATAAATATGTAGGCAAATCACCGTATGAAACACCGTCAATTTGCGGTTCATCAAAACCTTCAACTTTATTTTTAAATGTTAGTTCAGGAATCACTTCAACAACTTCTTCAGCAATCAAACCGGTTGTGTATTGTTGTGATTCTTTTACTTTAAATTTTACCGGGCGCAGTTTATTGATTTTGTCAATTGTGCTTTCAATATCGGTGACGTCTTCTTTGTACCTTATTGATGATGAATTGTAATACAATTCACCCGTTGTTGTGTTATATCTTACAAGCGGATTTGAATCCGAACTTCCAAGCAATGAAGGAACAAACAACCCGCCGTCTTGTTCAATTTTAAATCTTTGGGCGTTTGAACTACCGTATGTTATTTCGAAATTAGTTGAATTTACTTTAAGTTTATATTGGACGTCTGTTCGTGCATTTCCGCTTCCGTCGCTGCAAGTTAATATAATACCTGACGCTTGCGAACTAAAACTTGTCGTTGAATCTTGCAACAATAAAGTCGCATCATTAGCTTTTGCATGCAATACTTGGGAAGGCGAACTTGTGCCAATTCCAACATTTCCAGTCCCGTCGTCAAATCGTATTCTTTCGGTTCCTGAATCCGTGAAAATCAAATCACCGTCAACATTCACACCAAGTCCCCATTGTTCAGCGCCCGACGCTTCTTGAATTACAATTGCGGTGTTGTTTGATTTTGTTTTTACCGCAATGTTACCGTCGGCAATGTTTCCGCTTGATTCACAATCACCAACTTCAAGTTTTGTGTTTGGCGCAGTTGTTCCGATGCCTAAATTACCTGTATTTCTTAAAGTCATTTTAGTGGCACCATTATGATTACTTCCTATTCCCCAATAAATTGTTCCGTTTGAAGAACCGTTTGTGATATAAAATGACCCCCTATTTCCAATCATACCGTACCCGCTTATTCTTGTTTGGTTGGTGGGTGGGATTGGGTTGCCAGTATCAAGACCGTCAACAACAACTGCATTGTTAAAACTTGCGGAACCGTTGACATCAAGTTTAGTTGAAGGCAAAGCCGCCCCGATGCCAACGTTACCATTCTGTCTAATTACAAATAAATTACCGGTCCCATTTAAATCAGAAGTTGTTCCAACTGCAAATTCTTCTCCGCCTCCTAGCCCGAAAAACATACTGCCTTGAGAATTTTTTAATTCTATTGCTAGGTCTGAAGTTAGTGAAGTCTCAAATTTGCCAACTGTATTGCTTGATGTGAATACATGCAGCTTTTCACCCGGCGAAGTCGTTCCGATTCCTACATTGCCGTTGTCTTTATCAATTAAAAAATAAGTGTCGCCGCTATCTTCTGTAATTTCAAAATGTCCAGTTGAAGTTGACCTTCCTAATTCCCAATAAGTCGTTGTGCCAGTTGACAATCTTAATTGTTTATCGACGCCGCCCATTACTTCCAATTTAGCATTTGGTGAAGTCGTACCAATTCCAACATTACCTCCTCCATTAACTAAAAATAAAGCTGGGTCTGAACCTTTTCTTATAATA